AAGCTTCTGGAAATTGACGAAGCCATTCTAATTGAGTTTCTAAAGGAGCGAATCGGTGGAAAATAATAGGTGCACCTCTCTTTTTACAAATTTCAGCTAATTCTGGGCCAATAACAGAATCCATATTGGCAGGAATAAAAGGTGTTTGATAAATATCATTTCCTAACTTTGTTTCAATATTGGTATCAAGGCGTGATTGAATTTTATTAAATTTTGGAATAAGACCTACATCATCAAATGTCAAAAAACGACGCATCTAACTAACTTGTAATCCTTTATACTTTAAATTCCTTATCGTACACAAGTATAATTAGGTAATACATCATTTAAAAGATTATGTGTTGCATCTAAACTAAAATCAAGAAGTGCCATTGTAGGATGATGTGTTGCCTGAGCCAATGTTAATGGACTTGACATACAACCTATGTATAAATGACAATTATCTATAATAATTGCCATATCTTCAATTGTTTTACAAAGAATGAATGGTAATTCTAATCCATACGTATCTACAAAATGTTTGTATTGATCTTCATGAAAACATACAAATACTATTTTGGATCGATCATAATTCATTAAAAAGTCTTGTAAATTTACTGTGATATTTCTTGGAAATGGAGTAATAACAATTGAATCTATATATTTATTCGTTCCATCTGTATAAATCCACTTATGTTTTCCCCAATCAATATTATATTCATTTCTAAAAATATGATGCCAATTTGTTTGAAATAATGATGGGTTATTATACCAACTTGATAAATTAATATCATAATGTTGCTGATTATATATTTTAAAATCAAGAATATAGGGTTGTTTTATGACAAGACTATACACATCATAATACGTTGTAAAAAGACCTGTTCCAAAGGATGCATCAAATCGTAAATTTGGTATTTTATCATAAATATATAATATACCCTTTCTACCTGAATTTTGATACATTTCATTTATCACAGATAATTGTAAAATAAAATCACCTAATTTACCACCGGCTATATAATAAATAGGTTCTAAATATTGTTGTAATTCCTTATTAAAATATTCTGTATATAATTGTACTTCATGATTTTTATCATCAATTTCAGATTGTGTTTTTTCTATTTCGATAAATGTTACTGTTGGAAATAAGGACTGAATGGTTTGTTTATATCTCAAACTTATACTTGGATCACAATATAATTCTACATTATCATTATGTAACAAATTATAAATAATTGTATATAGACTATCATTATTTTCAGTAATTACAGAAACATAACCAATCTTTTTTGCATAACTTTTTTGTTCTTTGACAGTACTATTTGCTATTTGATTTATTATATTTTTAAGTCGAAAACGTTGTTGATTATATTCAAAAATTAAAAAAGATATATTTGCAAAAGTAGGATGGTCATATGTCATTGCTTTTATTTCATTTGTTAAATCCCATATACGTTTATTAATAAATAATAATAATTTGTAATAAATAATATGAGCATGTTTTAAAACCGAAAAGCTATCATATAATTTTAATTCTTTACTAATTTCAAGCAATTGTTCCTTATTATGAATCTGAGATTGTTTTATTTCGAGAATACTTAAACGGTCTAATATTTCACCTTCAGATAAAGACAACTTATATTCTTTAGCATGAATGATTTCATGATAAGCATGTTCTAATCGTTTCATGGTTTCATGACAATGGATAGGACCATCATGTTTTACTTTATTCACAAAATTCATATCAACTAAATCAGGATGAACATACCAATCTTCAAATGCAACATCTGCACCATCTAATGTTAACATAATATCTGAAAAGATACGAACATATCCTCTTGATTCAAAAATATTTCTTGAAATATCACGAGTATTAAAATAATCACCTCGATAAATATCATGTTCAAATGTAACAGTTGCAAATTTATAGTCATTAAAAACAGTATTATTTATCTTTTCTAACACATCAAGAGTAGAACGATTATCAACATCTAAATCAATTTGTAAATAATCCATGTGTTTAGGATAATTAGCTTTTTGTAATTCTTCCAAATAATCTACTTCTCTTGCATCTTTAATAATTGCAATTGAATTTTGACGCATTGCATTATATTCATTCATAAAAAAAGGATAATATTCTACCATGATTCCAGTCCATCCATAGGATTTTTCAAGAAGATAGGTATTATTGTACATCTTGGCATGACTGGAACCAATTTCGAGAAAATAACCATTTTTCTTCTTTTTCAAAATATGTTCTACAAAATAGTCTTGTGATGCTTGACCATTATATTCTACCATTACATCTAATTAATTATATTATCTTTAAGTTATATTTTCTATGATTGTTTATTTCGACATCGTTTTGCACGTTGTGTAGTCATGAATCTACTACAAAGTTCTTTTAACATTAGATGATTGTCACGATTATCCAAACTTTTAATAAATCCATTCCATTGAGATTGATATAATTATAATTATATTCAATTTTTAATATAATTTATATAATAAAAAAATAATTAATTTTATCAAATATTAATTATCTGCTAATTTTAATATTTCGTGATAAGAATCAATTAACTCTTGTTTCTTTCTATCATTTTCTTTATTATCTGGATTAAGGTATGGATATTTTTCATAAAGTTCATTTAATTTTTCTTTTGCTGCTTCAAGTTTGTCTTTCAGAGATATTTTTTTAGAACTTGTAGTTTTCCATACGATATTTTCCGTTTTGAACTCTATAGCAAATCTATCGCCATGAGATCCATTTGCTTTTACATACCAAATATGTTTGGGTATATCATCGACTGTTAGTTCAGAATCTGCAGGTAGTTCAATCTTTCGTGGTCTTTTTGATTGATTTAGATTTTGTTCTGATTGTGTTATAATTCTAAGATTTTCCTTACGATTGTCTAATCCAATTCTATTAATATGATCTACAGATTCTTTCGCTCCCTTTCCTGGAAATCCAAGACGGTTCATTACCATATTATGAAGATACAATGCTTTTTGTTTTCCCTCAATATTGACATTATGACAAATATATGATTTTGAAATATAATGCCAAGTTAAATCTTTTATTTTTGGAAAGTCATCTTTATCAATTAGAAATTTAATTAATCCTTCATTCGTATCAATTATACCAATTGTATATTCGTTGTCATTATGAATAACATTGATATAATTAATACTTCTGGCAGGTCTGCCAACTTTATTTTTTGTTTCTTGTGCCATTTTAACTATTTACCAATATTTAAAATAGTTTTATCAATTTTTATTTTTTTTATTAATTTTGTATAAAATTAAATACTACAACTCAATTTTGTTATTTGAATAAATAAAATATACAAATGCCAAAAAAGATTTGAACCGGAGTTCGGGATGTTTGTAGTAATTTAATTACTGTAAGCAAGACCACCCCATGGTCTTAAATTCCTTCTAAGTTTCCTTAAAAGACGGACTGTACCTTAAGCAATCTCGGGTTGATTAGACCGTCATAGATTACCGATGCCTTTGCAGTCTCTGAGACGGTTTCATAGCCTATCATATCGGCCTTAGAAACTCGCCTGCGGATTGCCCAATCCTTCACGTTTTTACTTTGTCCGAGGTCATTACCCTGGATTTCCTGATATGTTTCCATAAAAGGATAGTAGTGAAGGCTGTCAGGGGTTTCCCGCAACCAGGTCATCTTGCAGCTTTGGATTACTCCAAAACCACTAGCTAGTCATACTGTTTGTCCTTGCGATAAGGCAAGGCAGCTAGCTATTGAGCACAGGTGATTTGCTAATGCAAATCCGTACAGAGACATCATATAGATGTTTAGTACGAAGTTAATGCCCGACATAATACGTAACACGTTGTAGTTAGTAGCATACACGCGAACAGTGGAGCTCAGGTTGGTGCCGACAGCGTTGTTCGAGACGGTCAACAACAGAGTGGTGTTGTCGATACGAGACAAGTTGCAGGTACCAGATGGCTGGTGCTGCTCTGGCTGCAGGGCGAACGAGTAAACGTTGATACCAACAGCTGGGATGTTAGTGTGGTGCTGGTATGGCTGAACCCAGTTGAAGTAGTTACCATCACGAACCTGGAAGCGATCGTGACCGTTCAACTGCAGCAGACCAGTGATGGTTGGGTTCTTACCAGCCATACCCTCAACACGGGTGACGGAGTAACCAGACTCCAGAACGGAGCGGTCCCACCAGTCAGAGTAGTTGAATGGCTGCTGTCCCTTCCATGGGTTGATGATGTTGTCATCACAGCTGACGAAAGAGTCACGCTGGACAACCCAAACCAGCTCCTTGACTGGGTGGTTGAAGTTCAGCTTCAGCTTGTTGGCCGAGGAGGTGATAGACTCACCACCAGTGAACTGCAGGACGTCAATCAGGTACTCGTGGGAAACCTGAGCGAACTTGCGGCGCTCATCAGTATCCAGGTAGATGTAATCGACGTACAGAGAGGCAGCAGCCAAACCGCACTGACCAACACGGTTACGAATAGCATGTGGATCAGAGGAGTTGGAATAGTCCCAGCACAGGTTGTTCAGGGTGTTGAACTCCAGGTTGATGCGGACCTCGTGGTACTGCAGAGCAATCAATGGCAGCGACAGACCTGGGTTGCGGCAGAACCAGAACTGCAGTGGAATGTACAGAGTGTACATAGGAGTGCAGCTGGTAATAACCTCAGAGGTCAATGGCTCACCACCGTAGCAATCGTTGTCACAAGTAGAACCACCCTGGTAGATCAGGTTGGTAAGCTCTGGGACGTTACCGACCATCTTGGCGTAACCAGCCTGCTTGCCTGGCTCCTGAGTCAACTCGTTCCAGATGTGAAGCCA